TACGAACGCGCCAGCACGCCCGCCCAAGTGGCAGCAGCCAGCCAGACAATCCGCGCCCTGCTGGAGGCCGAAAAGCCGCACGACCAGACCGAGGCCCGCTATTTAATCGAGCAAGGCAGGCAAGAGGCCAGAAGGGCATGATTTACACGGAAAAAGCATACATAGCCGCCGCCCAAGCACTAGCCCGAGCCACCACCGAACAAGCAGCCAAGACCCGAGCCCGAATTATTCGACTGATGATTGAAGCAGAGCAGCCAGCCGACCAAGCCCGAGCCCGTGAACTGGTGGCCGATGGAGAGGAGGAGCCGCCCGACCGGGCGCGCACCCCATTTTTTTTACAGGCTGCGAGGCTGATCCGCGCAAACGATTTCGACCAACCAAAAACAAAACCCGAAAATTCAAATGTTTCCACAAGCAAACAACCCACTGACGCAGGCCTACGTTTTGAGCACTCGCGTCACCACACATGAGTCACTGGTTCAGGCTGCGAGGCTGATCCGTGAGCTTGAAAAATCCAGAACAGGCTGCGAGATTGATCAATGCAAACTGGCAGCAGAGGTGCTGATCGAAAGGAAGCTGGCATGAAATACACCGGACCCGCTAAGCCCATACCCACCTACCGTGAGCCCATATCAGACCGAGCGCTGGCGCTTTGGTTCGCCGCGCTGGCTGTGGTGTTTGTGTGCCTCTTACCTTGGATTTAATATGCCCACCTACCGCGTGACCATCGACAGAGCCGTGCGCTTTCAGCTTGATCTCGAGGCGCCCACCCGCTTTGATGCCCTGCGTATGGTGACTGACACAGCCTTGGTCTATGATGAGCAGGACCTAAAGGAAACCCGTGTCATATCCATCCAAGAGCTTAAACAAGGCGCTGTTCTCAATCCACCTGATTGAAGGCCCCGATGGGCGTGTGTCTGCTCTCGTTGAGTGGGTAGGCCACGGCCCAAACGTCTTGGACATTGGTTTCGAGATAATGCAAAAGCTGGAACTGGCAGCGCTCGATCACCCTGAGCGCCTCGCCGTCCAGCCTCTTACATACTGCAAAAACTACCAGTGATCACTGCCACAAGCCCACGCCACCAATGAACGTGGTCTTCGGGGTGTAGGCCTTCTCCTTCTTCTTGAGATAGCTCTTGCGGCTCCTCTCCTCTTGCGTTGTCACGCGCACCGGCAGCGCATCCTCTCCCTCGCCAAGCGCATACACCTTCACCCTGTTGCGGCCATCGCTCTCGTTGGTGTAGCCGATCACGTAGATCAAACCCTGCGCTTTCATCTCAGTGAGAAACCTGCCCGCTGACTTGGGGCAAGTGTTGGCCTTGCGAGCCAGATCGTACCGAGTAACAGGTCTTTCAAGCAGCGCCTTGAATAGCGCAACGGTTTGTACGATGTTCATGACTGCCCCCTTTCGCGAATGCGGCGACTAATGATGTCGGCGGTGGGAGAGTACGTGGGCTTCACGCGCTTGATTTCATCCTCGGCAATGTCAGCGCAGGCCTCTCGTTCTGCTGCGGCAACTAGTGCGGCAAAGCGTTCTATGGATTTGTAGTCGGCAACCATGCAGTCGTATAACTCTGGGTTGTGGTGGAGGTTAAACCCGGCCTCCCCCGCCATGCGAATAACGTCTTCTCTTGTCATACCTTTTCCTTGCGAAACATTTTGTCGAGTGCCTGCGAGCACTTGAACAGACTGGTTGATTGATGAAAGTCGTTGAAGTCTCCGACCGCTTCGCTCATGAAGTACGGCCAGCCGATGGCCTCCGCAGTGTTCTGCCCCGTGCGCGAGAGGTCGTTGTCTGCTACGACAAAACCATTCGGCAGGGTGGCTGCGACCTTCTTCATGTTGCCTGCACTGAAGCAAGTGTAGAGGGTGTAGCGTCGCTTCAATGCCTTCATGGCTGCGCGTATGGACAGAGCCGTGGCGTAGCCCTCGCACAGAATGTTTGGCCCCTTGTTGTCGAAGCAGAAGTAGGCACCAGACGTGCGCTGCCCGAACAAGAACTTCTTCTCGCCATCCTCTTTGATGATCTGACAGCCGACAAGGTGATGGCCTACGCGCATGGGAATGACAAGCAGCAGACCGTCATCCGTCTTCCACACGTTGCCTTGCTCCTCCTTGAATCCCTTGCGCTCGAGGTACGGGTGAAAGCCGATCTGGCACTGGTTCAGGATTGATGCAGCCTTGCGAGCGGCCTCTTGCTGTCTGTCACGAATGTCTCGCGCAGCCGCCTCGACAGCCTTGCGTGCCTTGTTGGGGTCCATCACCGAGTCACCCTCGGCATGCCAGACTTCAATCTCTGTCATGGTTGCGTGGTTTTGAATGAAGGCGTGACTACCCATGTACTTCACAGCCCCGTTGCGATGGGTTGGTTTGTCTTGCGTGGGGTAGCGTTTCCACACACCGATGGGTGGCTCACGATCTACGATCACGCCATGGATGCGGCAAAAGTCAAGTAAGTGCATCTTGCATCCTCCACTTGCAGCCCATGCACCGCTCATCCTTGCGGCCAAGCTCTGTATTGGTGTACTGGCAATCACGCGCCATCTTGAAGTCGATGGTGGTGTCTATCCGTTTGCCGCCCAGCCATCCAGACTGGGCCTTGAGGAACTCCTTGAAGGGTTGCCTGTTGTAGCAGCCGTAGCTCATGCGCCCTCCGTTGCTTTAGCGATGGCGGCGCGGGCTTTTCGTTCACACGCAATCCACTCGTCTACACCAACATCGCCTTGATTTTCAACATGAAACAGCGCATCTTTCAAGGCCTTCAGCAGATCAGGTGCTGCGGCGATCAGACGCGCATCCGCAGGACTGTTGAATATTGGATACTCATCACAGCCAACGATCTCTGTGCCATCTGCCCCAAAAATTCCGGCATTGTCATAGTATCCGGGGCTGACATAGTCGAACGGTTTTTCAACAAATCCGGGCTTGCAATCGTCGTCATAATTTCTGATCCCAAATATCCAAGGACCCGGCGTGTGTTGTGTTGTCATTTCTTGCCTTTCAGTTGTTTTGTTGCAGATATTTTTGCTTTGGTTTCTTCCGAACAAGGAACGCCCTTGTTGTGAGGAACGTAACCAGCCTTAGCAATACTCATCTTCTTTTTTGTGGCATCGGAGTGTCTGTTATTGCCGTTTTTAACTCGCGTTTCCCACGCCTGCTCATAGTGAGATAAAACATCCCGCCACTCGTCAGATGCCAACTTGAACCTGACGCCAAGCTTTCCTTGTCTTTGGCTTGCAACCAAGAACTTGATGCCGGATGGTCTGATCCCAAACTCCTTGGCGGCAGCGGAAAGGCTTTCGTACCTTTTCCCGTTGCTGCAATCAACCTGAACCCTTCTTGGCGCGACAGCACGGATTGCAATTTCGCTTCTGCTTTTCTTCCATGATGCAGATTGGTGCACGGCGTTAAGCTTCTCTCTGGTTTCCGGGTTGCACCATACGTTGCCGACGTAATTGGTGGTGTTGAGAGATGCCTTCATCTTGTCTATGTATCTCTGTTCAAGCTCCTCAAGTAAATCAATCGGGCACTCGCAGATAATTTCAAATCGAAGCTCTCCAGCGTGCTTATTCCATGCAGCCTGAAGCCTTGTGGAGTGGTGTGAGCCACGCCGAAGATTGCGCCTATGCTCAGACCACCTTCTGTAAATGTTGTTGCTGCTCCCGATGTACTTATTGCCTCTCGGGGTTGAGATCAAATAAATTCCACTAATGACTTTTTTGTACGGCATGACTACTTCTTTCCTTGTCCCTTCAAGTACCTAATGAGAGCGGCTTTTATGGCCTTCTCGAAGGCAATGTCGGGAGTTTTTACAGAATCGACCAAACCTCTTGGCCATACACCGAATTTATCACGGTAAGTGGCAAGCGCTCGGGAGTTTGACCAGCCCCCGTACTTTATTTTGTACTGGCACATTGACCACCAGTCTTGCTTGCCTTCCCGAGAGGCCGCTGCTTTCAGCTCCTCCATTTCTCCGGGCACCGATTCCACCATGGATCGCTTCTCGCGGGTGTAGCCGCAGTGCAGACAACTGTCCGACCCGCCAGCCCACAGGTGCCCGCACTTGGGGCACTTGGCTGCTTCCTTTTCCTTGTCGGTCTTTTCCTTCTTGGTCTTTTCGCGTGCGTCATCCAGCTCATGCACGCCGTTGTTGTAAATCTCTTCCCAGTCCTCTTGGAACCTGACGTAGTTGCCTGCATGGTCCAGCCACACTGCAAACTCTTTGTCGGCGCAACCACGCATCACTCGGCCCATCTGCTGGACGTGAGACGACAGTGACTTGCTGAACGGCCTTGCACTCACGCCGATCATCACGTCAGGCACGTCGAAGCCCTTGGTTAGGATATCAGTGGCAATCAGGCCGTGAATCTCCGTGTCCGGCTTGCTGAAGTCCTCGATCACATCGCGCTTGAACTCGTCGTCATCCTTGTATGAGATGCTGATGAAGTTGTAGCCCTGCTCGGCAAACTTCTTCGACAGGTCTGCGCCATGCTCCACGCCAGAGCAGAAAATGATGGTTTTGCGTGGCCGGCCAAATATCTCGTGCGTCTTCTTGATCCACTCGGACACGATGTCGCCAGTGATCTGCATGCCGCGCTTTGTTGACTCGGCCTGACTCCACTCGCCCGCAACCTTCTTGGCCCCGGTCATGTCGATCTCTTTGGCAACGAACACGCGCAGCGGGCACAGCACTTTCTGATCGACCAGCTCCTTGGTTGTGACCGTGCTGACAACATTCTCGTACA